GGTCTCCACTTCCCTATGCATCGGTGATAGCGGTGGGGAAGGAAGGAATCGAGACTTCAAATAAATTAGGGCGGGCCCCTCCGCCCGCTAGTCTCGATTTAAATTGTGAAAGGGTTCTTGTTTCTGCCATTGGTTAAGCCTCCTTAGTTATTTAATAAAATCAAACAGTTCCTACAACTTCCTGGAAGTCAACACCAGTTCTGGTGGCAACAAACGTCAGGGTGATGAAGTTGATAGACTTGGATGGCTTAAGGAAGATGTCTGCCCTAAACTCATTGTTGTCAATTACATCAGGAGTGTTGTTTGTCTCGTCGCAAACTACGAGGAAGTCAATCAGACCTCTCTTAGCTTGTACATCCCTCAGGAAAGGTTCAACGATGTTAACAAAGTTGGCTCTTGTATTTGAATCGTTGAGTTCAAACAGCTGTGAATTAGCAGCATTTTGAAGTGATTGCTCAACAGTCAAGAACAGTCTTCTTACGTTGATTCTATCGAATGCAGAGGAGTAAGCCAGAGCAGTCTTGTCACCGAATAGAACAATACCAGCACCTCTTTGAGTGATGATAGAGTTAATTCTGGATCCGTAAAGAACATCTCTTTGAGCCTTAGATGGATTGTATGCCATCTTAATAGCATTGTTGATGATTCCTCTTTGGATACCTGCAGGTGAGAACCAAGGATATGCTTGAATTGCTGTCCTTACCATCAAACCGGCAACATCACCATTAGTTGGTACGTATCTAAACACGTTATTGAATCTATCAAACATGTACTTGTAACCAGTATCAAGTACAGCAAACGAGGAGGATGAAATAGGTGCGTAGAATTGAAGAACGTTGGTAGTCTGAGTTTGAGGATTAGAAACATTAACAACGTTAGCTCTGTGTGGAGAGATAGTTGCTACACAATCCTTTCTACCATTTGCAACAGAGATGAGGTAATTGGCCTTAGCCTGAGACTGACTCTCAACTTCTAAACCAGGACCCATCAGAAGGAAATCTACATCGATTTCATCTTTGTTATCGAACAGACCATAAGCGGTAACAAGGTTCGATAAATCAGCGGACATACCACCGTTTACCTGATAGTCGGCACCACCCTTGAGTGAGTACGATACAGAACCAAGTGAAGCAAAGTTATTATTCAGTGCTACTTGACCCCAAAGACCTTGTGCTACGGTGAATGGTGTATTACTAGAGGAGAAACCTGATGCAATTGGCAGTGTTCCATGGAAGGTATCTTCCTTCTGAGAAGGATTATAACCTGCAAAGATGAACTTAGAGTTCAGTGCAATAAAGTCCTTATAGAAGGTCTTAGTTGGATTATCGGCGTCAGCCTCACCATCAGATGCCTTAGACAAGGAGATGAATGACTCAAGGATATTTCCTTGTACTCCAGTTACACTTCCGGTGTCATCAACTACAACAACGTGGATTGCGTCGTTCTTACCCTTTCTTTGAGTTACATACTGATTATCGACTGGTCTTGGAGCAATGCTCTTCCAGAAGATAGTGGAGTTTGCAAGATTCAGAGTTTGATCATCGTACCAGTCCTTTACTGCACCACCAGTCACAGTAGAACTGAAGGTTTGACTAGAATCCGAGATGGTTAATACATCACTTTCTTTAAATGCAGCAGCGTTATTGAATTGCTGATAATTTACATCAGTAACAGTACCTGCCGTTGATACAATAGTCTGGTAGGTAATACCTGCACCAACTGTAGGAAGTGAAGCAGCAATTCCTGCGCTTAGAGTAACCGAGGTGTTAGCAACGAAACTAGCGATCTTGATGCCACCGTTTCCAGGAGATAAGAACACAGTTCCGGTAGTGATACCAGAGGTACTGTTAACATTAATTGTCGTTGCGCCAGAAGCAGCTGCTGAGGAGATAGTCGTTACACCAAGGTTTTGGATGTCCTGAACCTCGGGGAAATTTCTACTCAGAATTCTAACTTCGATAGAACTATTACTGTTTTGTGCATCAGTGTTAACACCAGTAATGATACCCTTAAGAGCACCAGTGAATGTATTAACAGCACCAGCACCAGGAATGTTGACTGAGCTTCTATTTGTTGTTACTGCACTACCTACAACAAGATTAAGTGCACCAGGGTTTGTACTTGCGACACTAATAATCTGATCTGCCTTGTTATCAATGGTACAGACTTTCAGATCGGTTCCCCAATCACCAGGGTTTCTTGCTGCCCAGTAGTAAGAAGTATCACTGGTGTGATTCAGATCGTAATCATCAGCATTTTCAATAACAACAGTGGTCGATGCAGTACCAACGGCAGCGTTTGCGTTGTTGAGGTTGTTACCACTAATTCGTACAACCTTAAGTACTCCACCATATGAGAGGAAAGAGTTTCCAGTCATCCAGTATTCATACTGTCTGTCAGTTCCGATTGGCTTACCAAAAGTATCCAGGAATTGTTGTTGCGTTTCAATAGTAATTGGCTCATTTACGGGTCCGATTGGAAATGGTCCGCAGATGGCGCCAATGTTGTCAAGAACGTTCTCAGCTCTTCCAACAGTTAAGTCAACTTCCCTGACTAATACTCCTGGAGATAATTGAGGAGTAGCCATGTTTTCTCTCTCCTATGGTCTCAATTTAACTAATATTATTTAGAAATTTGACCTTTTTGAAGACGTAAACGTGACGTAAGTTACCAGTCTGGGTACTCCCATCTAGACCTTGGACATTTATCTTTCTTTTTTTCTCTCACATACTCAATAAAACACTCTTTGCAAACATACGAATAAGAAGAAGGGACTGGTCCCCTGTCTTTTCTTGTTCTATAAAACCCGTCTACGAGGTTCTTGATATCTCCACAACTCTTACACTTTCTATCAGTAAGTAATAGATGATTTAATTCAATCTGCTCATCTAAATTCATCAGTAATTACTCCAGAGTTCCCACCCTCCAGCGTTACTTCCATACTCATCATATGGACTTGCCGTACTCCATCTATCACCTTGGGAGTCAATAAACGAACCCTCATCTAAACCATCATTCATAAAACCAAATGGTGCCATATCTTGTTCAATCTGATTCTTCTGCTCTTCATATAGTCTCTTACGGACATCCTGATCGGTCAGTTCTTTAAAATAATCCTGTGCAACCAACCAAGCGTAGATCACCAGACACATAGCAAGGTCATCATTACAACCCTCTTCTGCCTCGAATGAATTGTTCTTCTGAATAAAAGTAGTCAGTTCAGATATGATCTCATAGTCATTAAATACAACCTTGTCACCCTCAATCATTGTTTTAAGGTTGAGTGATCCCACCTTCTTGACAGTCTTAGACATCTTGACACCTAACTGTGTCTTGGTTCCAGAGAATCCTTGTCCTACAACCTGACCTGCTCTACCTCTCATGGCACACATCAGTAGGTTCTGATACTCTAGGTCATACTGTAAGATAGATGCAACCTGGTCTCCTACATCATTGACCTCGCATAAGACAAATGCATTATTGTATTGTTTGACAACCTCCCAGATGACATTAGGGAACAACATGGGTTTAATTTCATTGTTCCTATACTTAGCCACAATCTTGTGTGGGAAGGTTGTAATATCTGCAACGATAAAGGCTGAGTAGTCATTACCAACACCACGTGCAACGTCAACCGTACACACATAGTCGTGGTCTTTCATGGGTTGTTCGTAAACATCTAATCCAGCATTCCTCTGAAGTGGATTGTCATACACCATGGACTTTAATTTACTTGGTGCAATCAGGGTATCAACAGATCCAAGGAACTCACACTCAAACTCAATCTTGAACTGTTGTTCAGATGTGTTAGCAATAGTCTGTTCTTTCCAAATGTCATCCCTACCTGGTACCTCTGACCAGTGAACATCTGTAGGGATATATTCATTCTTACCTTTCTCCGCATCATGCCACATACGGTAGAAATGATTCATACCGTGTGGGGTAGAAACGATGATTACCTTCGTGCTTTGACCGGAAGTAATAGTAGGATAAACAGAGGCAAAGAAGGCATCTGCAATATGGTTTGGAACGAAGGCAAATTCGTCGAGGAAGAGAATGTTAAACGACATGCCTCGGACAGCACTTGCAGACGTAG